CAGATGGAACTGTAGCACGTCTTTATAACAGCGATCAAACCTACACAATTGCTTTAACACTTTATAGTGGTAGTGATTCAAACGATGTACTAAGTAAACTTTGGTACTTGGATGAAATTACTCAACGAGGAAAATTTCCAGTCTTCATTAAAGATGGAAGTGGATCAGACTTATTCTTCTCAACCACAAGTTGGATTGAATCAGTTCCTCCTCTTGTTAAAAGTGATAACTTTGAAGCTCGTACATGGATTATCAGATCATCCCAAGCTGTAATCAACATTGGTGGTAATGGAGATGCAAGTTCTATCCTTCGTGACTTAACCAACCTTGCTATCTCAGCTGTACCTATTCTTGAGGACGTACTGTAATGGCAAACGGATTTACAGTAAACAGTTTTAGCCCAAAAGATGTCCAGCTGATTGTGGCAGGTTATGTTATCACAGGGTGGGAAAGAATCACCATTACACGAAGAGTGAAAGGTTTCACACCTATTCCCGGTATTCGTGGTAAGAACACTCGTGTAGCCTCTCAGGATACATCAGCGACTATTACAGTTCCTGTCCTTCAAACATCTCAAAGTAATGAAGTATTATCTTCAATTCATGAGCAAGATTTAGATAAGAAGACAGGTAGACTTGGTATAACGCTTAAAGATGTATCCGGTAATAGCATCTTCTCGTCTGATGAAGGCTACATTACAGGATTTCCTTCTGTCACTTATTCTGGTCAGTTTGAATACAGAACTTGGGAAATATTTTTACAAAGAACGTCTAGTTATAATGTTGCAGGCAATGCCCGTCCATCAACATCTCTATTGGATGGTGTACTAGGTGAAACTTCCAACTTTATTAACGATTTATTTTAAACAACATTTAGGAAATGATGATGGCACTGGGCCTTGAAGTATTGGAACAAACAGAAATCGAAGTTGATGGTGTTAACTATTTGGTTAGTGCTATGCCTACAACTAAAGGTTTGCAGTTTCTTGAACAATTTCAAGAAGAACTGGACAGTGGCAAAGATAACCTTGCCATGCGTAAACAAGTTATCTGTAACTATGTGTCCAAAGACAATCAGATGATTACAGAGAAACGCTTTGATGCGGTATTCTCACGTAAGTACAAGCATCTGTCTGAGCTTTACAAAAAAGTTATTACTTGGAACTTCCCTGATTTTTTTCAGGAACCCGCTACAGACGAGTGAAGAAAGAATCTGTACGGGCTGTATCAAGCTTAGATAAAGAGATACAAGATAAGTTTTCAGGAAGCTGGCATATCTATCGAGTTAGTGTTCACGAGAAGGGTGGGATGATGCTTGCTGCTGAGTTTATGTCAGACAGATATAGTGCTAGAACCCTTTTTAATACCCTCGAAATGTTAGACATGTACGATGCAATGAAAGAACAAGCGGCTGCAATAGCTAAAACCAATAAACAAAAATAAGGAATTAACAATTGCAGATCGCAGACTACTTCGCTAGCTTTTCCTTGAAGATTGATAAAGCTTCTGTAAAGAAAGCTGATGCCACACTTGACCGCATTGAAAGTCGTCTTAATGGAATGGGTGGAGGTGGTGGGTTTAGACTTGGTAAGTTCTCTATCAACCAAGGTAAACTTGATGCCACACTTGCCAAAGCATTGGACGCCGCTAGCCTTAAAGCTGTACTCAACATCACTAAGTTTGATGTAAACCAAACAGCTTTGAACATTGCACTAGGTAATGCTCTTGACTTAGCCAGTGCTCGTAATACATTTCACATTGCACGGTTCAATGTTGACCAATCTCATTTGAATGCACAGATGGTTAGTGCAATGGCGAATGCTGCAAGGATTGCATCAGCTTCAACCACGCTCAGACCTCATGTTGCTAGTCAGCACATGCAGCCAACAGCAGAGCGGGGAGTTAGTCGTAGGGGTGCTGCCCTGACAGGTGGTATTGCTGGTGGGTTGTCTCGCCTTTATGCTCCGGCACTTGGGTTGGCATTGGGTGGGTATGGGCTTTCACAGTTAAATCAGCGTAACCAACAAGTGGTTAGTGCTCAACTTCAATCTCAAGCTGTTGTTCAACAAGCCGGTGGAACTACTGAACAAGGCCAGCAATCTTTCCAATGGTTGAGAAGTGAAGGCAACAGGATTGGTTTTAACTACCTTGATGCATCTGGTGACTATAATAAATTGCTATCCGGCCTCACAGGTGCAGGGATGTCTGTTGCACAGGGACAGGGGGTGTTCAAAGGTTTCTCTGAGCTATCTCGTGTAAACAAGCTTGATCGTACTCAGCAGCAGCGTGTATACCGAGCTTTGAGTCAAGTGGCTGGTAAGAATAAGTTGCAATCAGAAGAGTTGACTGGACAGTTGGCAGAAAGCCTCCCCGGTGCTGTTAGTATCTTTGCACAAGCTTATCAAAATCAACTTGCAGCAACTGGTAAAGGTGGGGGTAAACAAGGACAGGATGCAATCACAGAGCTTCTTGCTGCGATGAAGAAGGGTCAAGTTAAAGGTGATATTCTCACTTATGCTGGCAGTGTTGCGTCACAACGTGCCGCTCCCGGACTAGCAGCTGCATCCACAGCATCTCAAGCTGAGCAGGCACGTTATCAGAACAGCGTGAATGACCTTGCTGTAGTGGCTTCAAACTCGGGCGTGGAAGAGGGTTTTGCTCGTATTTTCCGCACCCTTAACGCAGGTTTGAGTGAAAGCAATGACTTGGTTAAGACTTTGGCTGAAGGCTTTAATGATGCCACTAAATGGGCAGATGATTTACTTCTCTGGCCTCAATCCTTCATTAGAGCTTTGGAAGGTAAAGACAGCCTCGTAGCTGATTGGTTAGGTGTTGGTCAGACAGCACAACTTCAAGAAGACTGGAAACAGATTAAACAAATCTTTACAGACATCTCGTCTTTGAAGTTTGATTTCCTCCCAACTCTTCAAGCAACATCCAGAGAGATTGCCTCTATCCTTGGTGCTATTGCAGAGTTTGAAAAGTGGAAGAATGGTGGTAAGGATACAACAGCACCTAAAGATTTGCAGTATAAATCAGATACGGAAAAAGCAAGCCTGTTTGGTTTTGAATACACAAGTCCTGCTGCTATCGTTAGTGATATTTATAACAACGCAGGTGTTGGCTTGAACAAAGCTCGCATTCGCGGGCGGGCTGTTTACGAAGATCCAACATCACCCTTCTACCAAAACCCTGAAAAGTTTGATGCTGATAGAGAAACCAACGCTCTTTACTATCAGAACTTGACTGCTATTAAGGCTGATCCTGAAGGGGCTAATATTGGTTCAGCTGTACAGGATGCTATAGATAACGACACTTTGCAAAGTAAACTTAACAGTGTTCTTTCATCTAGAGATATCTTGTCTGACAACTATAAGAGCCAAGGCTATGGTCTAGACAATCAGAATCCAATGATGTCTGCAATGGGTTTGTTCAATAATTATGAAGCAACTACCCCATCTGGTGAGCCTTTCCAAGACTTGTCTCAATACGGCCCTAAGTCTCCAGAAGAAATTGCAGATTGGAATAAGTCTGCTGCAATGGCTGCTGCTGACCAAGCTGTTACTAATAACAATAACCAAAGCAATCAGTTCGATATTCAAATATCTATTGATGGTGCAACACTTATGGGTATGGATGTTGCTGGTCAAGGACAAGCTTTGGCAGATGCTTTTACAGCACAAGTAACAGCAGCATTTGAACATGCTCAAACAAACTTTCCAATAAGAGAGTAAACTATATGACATTAGCAATCTCTTGGGGAGTTGATGATACACAAGATTCAGGTTTTGTCGTTATGGACTGTACGACAGTTTACACAAGGAACAGAAAAGGTCAAGTTACGAAGCACCCTATATCATTAGGTTCCTCTGTGACTGACCACTACATTTCCGAGAACCAAAGCATCACTTTATCAGCTGTTATCTCAGGCTCTGACTTATCAAGTAGTACATTCTTGATTCAAGATTTGAAAGGTAATGCTGCTTTCAATAGCTTCTCCCCCACAACTGAAGTGAATGTTAATAGCACTGACCAGAGTGTTTTAAAGAAGTTTATTCCAGATAGCATTGGACAATTTCTTTCTGACAGTGCTCCTACTATTACTATGGATGCTGCTAGAGATGACTTGCTCGAACAAGTTAGAGAGTCTTTAGAGAATCTTACTTCAGGTAAGAAGTATAACGAGAAAACTGGGCAGTTCGATCCTAATATTCAGCTTGTGCAGCTTTATGAGTATGATGGAACACTTCTTCGTAAAGTAATTAACAACCTTGTCGTAACAAACTTGGTTTTCAGAGAAGATGCTAACACAGGTTATGCTCTGTATTTTGACATGACACTTGAGCAAGTTACATTTGCTTTCTTGAAGAAGACCACAATTCCTAAAGATATTACACCAAGCCTTAAGAAGAAAGCCGCAAAGAAAGATAATAAAGGTAAGGTTGATAGTACGCCTGATGCTGGAACAGCGCCTAAAGATACTGACCCATTAAGGCAAGCTAAGGAGAACGGATGACTGATCATTTTGTTTCGCTGCCGCTCTACGCTGATGCAGATTATAACTATGCAGTTAGTCTTCAGGGACAATCTTACATCTTAGATTTTAAGTATAACGAAAGGTGCCAGCTTTACTTTCTGTCTGTTTATACGGCAGAGAACGTTCC